TAAAGAAAGGGGCTATATAAGCCCCTGTATGCGTCTGTAAGAAGACTTCTTTATTTATACTAGAACATTATAGGTGGGAAGTCTTTAGCTCTTTTGAGACTGTCTATCGCTTCCTGTATATCTTGATTGAAGTCTTTATATCCTCTCTGTCCTGCCATTAACATTTTCTTAATAGCATGAGCTATGGCTGGGTTCTCTACACCATAAGCATAAAGAACATCATATACATCAACAGTCACGCCCTGATTAAGGAGTTTCTTGTGATACTTACTCTTTGGTTCTTCCTGTAACTTATCTTCTATAGCCGCTACGTAATCTTCTATTTCTTTATGGTAATGAGTCATTATTTATCTCCTGTCAATGCTTCCCAACCTACTGGGAATTGTTTTTTGATTATGTTTCCTAACTTCTCAGCAAAGACTTGTGCTTCTAACTGAGAATTCTCTTTAATTCGCAAGTTATATACGTGAGCGAATGCAAGTAAGTTACCTGTCCATATCCAGCTTGTCAACATACTTTGTGGAAGTACTATACGAGCCAACTCTGGAGCAACCCCTGCCTCAATCATCTGCATGTAAGTTTCTACTGCTTGATTGATAACTTTTAAGTAAGCTGTTCTTACACTCGTCGTTTTATCTACCCACTTTACAACGTCACCTCCACTACCTTGCTTAATATTCTTATCAGGTCTCGCTCTCCAATCCTCTGGGTGAAAGATCTCAATACCATCATCCACATATCGTCTACTTACTTCGTTCCATGTAAGACCTGCTTGATGCTTCATAAGCTGTCTTGCTAAGAAGATTGGAGACTCACATCTTACTTGTACACAGTTGTGCCTGAAAGGTGTCATGTGCTGGTGTTCACCTAAGTAATTTATTAACTTAGCATCCTTCTCATCCATAGTCTCCTTCCACTTATCAAAGGACACACGGGCTGAGTTAGAAATAGATAAATCACCTCCCATACTATCTACAAGTTGAACTTCAATACCTTTCATTAACTATCCCTCCACTCAAGATAATCTGTCACGTACTTACTCGCAGTTGCTTTACCGAGAGGTGTATTATAATACTTCTTAGCATACCTACCAAGCTTATCTAAGTAACCGCTATCACTCTTTGTTGGTATAGCCTGTGGCACTCTGTAGTAATGTGTTCTTGCCATAGCTGTAGCATAAGATAGGTTAGTAATTAAACTCTCCCCTTTCAGACTACTTACTAGACCATCAATGACTACGCCTAAGCTCCTATAATCTAGGAAGTTAGCCCAGATATCAGCAGACGTACCTAGTTCCATTTGGTAGACACCATAAGCCCCTACTCCATCAGGTACACCTACCTGTCTGAGGTACTTCCCACCTTTACTCTCATGTGCAGCAGTCATCATGAGGAGGTCGACAGCTTCATCGCTATAATGTATTTCATTCTCTAAGTGCCGTAAGGTGGGTACTACTACGTAGTCTTTAAATTGTTTGAAGTTAATCATTCTACATCCTCCGTAAGTAATAATTCTAGTTTATAAGTATTGACGCGATAACTCCCTTTATCCCCATGCTTTGCCTGTCTAGTGAGATAAGCACTAGTTCCACTTCGGCTACTGAACAAAGCACCTTTACCATTACGATAGACAGCACCCCATTTCTTAGCTACATCACACCAAACTTCAATTGTATAGGCCATCATATTTTACATGCTCCACCTTCACAATCATCATCACTCTCTTCATAAGCTACGACGCCACTAGGAGGTGTTGCAAATAAATCTTCTTGTTCAGCTAAAGGGTCTTGTCTCTGGTACACGTAGTTCTCTGACCAACCCTCTGAGTCTAGGTACGTGAGTGTAATGTACCCAAAATCAGCTAAAGCTAGAAGTTGTTGTTCTAAGAAATCTACTCTGTCATCACTTATCTCATACATCCAGCAGTCGTGGATAGTCACATGGATGTTTTTAAAGCCTAAGAGGTCTACGTGGTCAACTATCTTTATCCATTGATGAGCTTCTATTTGGTACTTTTCTTGGTATGTCTGTTCACTGCATAATACAAATTTCATTTCTTACCCCTAATTACTATTCATTAATAATGTACTACGCTTCTCTTTAGATAGGAGACTTGTTCTATCTCTCAGCACCTTACCACACCCATCACATCTGAATACAGAGAAAGTACTCAATGTTGTGTGTGTAGTCTTATTCTCCAACTTCCTAAGTTGAGTTGAACCACATCCATTACAGCGAGGCTTATCATCTTTGTAATGTAAAGCAAGATTGGGACTATTCTTATCCCAATGTCTTACTGCCCTATACACCTTCTCTAACACTTCTATGTCTTGGTCGCAATAATCTAGCATGTAATCTAAGGAAGCTACATCATTATTCATACACTTATGCCATAAAGCTATGTTAGTGGAAGACTTACCTTCATCATTATCCTTCACATAGCGTACTACGAAGTCCATCTTATTACTTGTTAATGCGAAGTTCCCCTTCACAATCAACATTGGGTCAATGATTTTGTAAGGAGTAGGTTCTAACAATTCGTACTCAAAGAACTTAGCATTCATTTTCTTCTTATCGAACTTCTTGCCATTGAAGGCTATAACAATATCCGCTGCATCTAACAACATCCATAGTGAGCGAACCACTTGTTCTTCGTAGTCGGAGTACGGGAGTTTCTTACCATGTAGATGAATGGAGTCGTGTATCATCTTCTCTGTACCTAACCACCTTGCACTCCAGCAGATAACATACCAGTCTTTAATAATACTGCTAATACCAATGTTTTGATTCCATAACCCCCAAATGTAAGCCTGTATCATTGATGTTTCAATATCAAATAGCAGTATATTGGGTTGATCTTCCTTCTTAGATGGTGTTTGTAGGTAGTCATCCTTAGCAGCCTTACGTAGTAAATCACTCACTGTTGACTTACTCTTATTAAGCTTCTTAGCTATGGCTCTCCAACTTAATGTTGTTGTAAGAGCGAGAGATATTGCCTCTGATTTCCAATTAGTAATTCTCATTTCTATACCCCTTTGCAAAATCCCAAGCTTCTGCGAATGTGATGTCAAGTTCTTCCCCAGCTTCAGGTGAAAGAAGAAACACTTCTTCATTTATCTCTTCTATCAATGTATCTGTATCCCCACTGTGTATCAGAGATATCCAATAGTTATATTTTTCTAGCATTGCTTTTCTCCGCATCCGTTCTTTTTTTGTGACAAGGTTTACATAATACACGTAAGTTATCTGCCTCACAAAACAATCTTTCACAGAATCCAGCTAAGTCACTGTAGTCCTTTAAGCTTCCTGCTCCTACAATGTGGTCTACTTCTACTTCCTTTGTCTTAAAGTCTAGAGAACAGTCAGAACATTCATACAACCACTTCGTTCTATTATCTGTTCCTGTGTAAGGTTTCTGAGCTTCTTTTAAAACTTGATACCGAACAGGATATCGACTCCAAGCTCTCCTTAAACAACTCCGTATGAAGCTCCAGTATCGGGCTGTTGTCCATGTATCCCCTGCTTTATTCTTTACACCTCTGGTGGTTGCCATAGTATAGGCTCTCCTCTATCTGTTAGCTCTCTCACCATCCACAGTAAATCCATATTCTCTTTCAGTTTAACTTCGGCTTCTTCACCATGCTGTCCTTCATATGTTTCTTTGACAACATTATATAACTCCGTTTCTGTCGTGCAATCTTTGAGCGTGTTGTAGACTTTGACATTACCATATCCCTTTATACCGACAATATTATCTGTTGAGTCCCCTAATAGAGATTGAGCGTACAACCACATCACACCCTCTCCATATAGCTTCTTCTCTTGCCTCTCTAACTTACCCCAGTGATCCACATAACGCAAGGGAAGTGAGTCTCTGTTGTGTGTCTTCCAAGAGTAATGCCAACCTTCTACTTGTAACAAGTCCTTATCAATACTACAACATATGGCATCTTTGTCTTTTGTGATGTGCATTGCCATTGCATCATCTGCTTCCATCCCTTCTATTAAGTCTGTGTTATACATATACATTAGATAATCTTTTATATACTTGTACCACTTAGGCTTATCTTTCTTTCTATTACCTTTGTACTTATGGCTCACTGCCAACTGTTCTCTAAAGTTACCCTTACCTGTTAGGTAGACTTTATATTTACTTGTACCTGCACTTTTAAAAAGATTTTTAAAGAAGTTTTCAATTCTTTCGTCTACTATCCAACTCTCTTCAATATCTTCACTCCCCCAGCCTATGCTATATAGGAGTATGTCTCCATCAATAGCGAGTGTTGCTTTCTTTAATTCTGGCTTCATGTATATCCTCCAATTCCTGCTGTCTTATTTGTAAGTGCACCCGCTCGTACTCTAAGGACTCTTTAATATCTTCCTCTGTTTGGACTTTATTAGGATTACTAAACCACTGCGGTGTACTGCTCATACTTTTTAATTTACTCATCACTCTGCACCAATTCTGTTTCTAAGTAATCAATAACTTCTTCAACAGTCTGATTACTAATTCGTTTCCAACGTTCATGTTGTGATTTTATTTTTGCTAGAAGAAGTCTTACTTCTGGATTTATCATGATTACTCCGATGCTCTAATTTGAATACTTTGCTTTGCACACAGCTCTAATACTTCACTGTTATACTTCTTACCAACTAAACATATGAAGCGTTCTCTATTGTAGAGACTAACATCCTCCGTAGAAGATACTGCCACTTCATCAAAATGAAAATAGAAATCATTAATAGACATTTGATAACCCTCCAAATACTTAGCTTTCTTTATTCGAATATCCATTGCAACCCCCTGTTGGTATAAAGACCCCGAAGGGTCTCTGTTATTAATTATACGTCGTCATCATCATAGTTGTTAGAAGGAGGTGGAGGGGATGTCTTAACAACCTTCTCTTTGATAGTCACACCTTCATACAACTCCGTAAACAACACTCGCACCTCTTTGTACCAAGCAATAGCTTCAATAACTTTCTCAGGGTTCAAAAGTTCTTCCCCACTATAGCCGAGGACAGACTCTGCTAAGTTCATGCACTGCCCTACTTCAGCAGGATTGACATTGCCCCGTCTAGCTGGTGCTGATGTAGCGTATGCCTGTTGAGGCTGTTGCATCTGGGGTTGAGCAGAAGTCGCATCTGTAATACTGAATGTCTTCTTCTTAATGTTCTTGAAGTCTCCATTCAAGTCGTACATAAACTCTACTTGCATACCCTTAGCTAACTGAGTCCAAGAGTCACCTGTCTTGATATTAATTTCAGATTTTTTAATTGTGCCGTATGAATACCATTCACCATCTAATTTCAGGGAGGCTCTATGTGTGTTGCCATATGAATCTTCGCTAGGCATTTCTTTAATACTTACTGCTTCTACATTACCGTTAATTGCTGGCATTCTTTTCTCCAAATGTGTATTTAAAATTATCTTCTTCTAACTGAATAATTCTTTCATGTATTTCTTGGGCTGTCAACAGTGTAGTTAAATAAGCTACCTCCACTGTTAATTTAAATCTAACCGATACCCCTTTAGGTGTCTCACACATGTTAATAATATCATAGGGTCTGATGTAATGTGTGTACCCCTCCGTACAAGGTATTATAATAAATATATCTGGTGCTTTCATCTTTATCTCCTAGTGTATTTCTGACCAATTTAAACCAATCTCACCTTCTCCTATCTGGGGTAAGTTAAGATTGAAATACTCTCCTGACTCTCCAATACTCTCCTCAAGTATAACTTTAACATCCTCCGCTATTTCAGGTTTAACTTCAAACGTGTATTCATCATGAAAGAATCCGACTTGTTTGAAGTCTACCCCATCCTCATACTTAGCGTCTAATCTTTCGTTAACTAAGACAGTCGCGTGTTGCATAACTAATGCTTCATCACTCTGTACTGTATACACAAGTATGTTCTTCTCATCTCTTATAAGCACATCCCTACCATCAAGAGCTTTAATGCGACCATTGTAATACTCTGTCTTCTCCTGCTCTCTCCCCTTCCACTTATACTTAACCTGCCTACTCCTAGACCTCTTTATCCATTCTCTCTTCAAATGTTCTTGCAGTTCTATCTGAGCTTGGAAGACTGTATCGAATGCTTCCTTAATAGCTTTACCTATCTTAATAGCTTTCTTTTCATTCTTCTCACCTGCCATAAAGCCTAATTTCTTAGCACCACCTCCAAACTTGTAGGCATAAGAGAAGTTCTTAGCGGCGCTACGGTTAATAGGTGGTAGACCCATCTCAGCAAACAGAATATTAATCTCATCCCTTGCTCTACTATGACTGTCTGTACCTTTGGATTTGTCCCCATTTAATATCATATCCTCAAAGATAGGATCTTTAATACCAACATCCCTAGCTCTGGATATAATCATACGGTCTTGACAAGCAGAAGCATCTGCACTCACCAGTACCATCCCTTCCTCACAAGTGAAACACTTCCTCATGTGCTTCCCATAGAAACTATTTAAATTAGGAACATTAGCTATGTTTGCATGGCGTACACGATAAGTATCAGCGAAGCCACTAATACGTGACTCAAGCCGAGCATCAGGACGAACCCTATCAAGCCAGCCTTGGATGTTACTTTGTCTGTGCCTACATTGAACACGCTTGCATATAAGACCACCAACTTTACTATCAACACCAATAAAAGAATCATCAGCACTAAGCTTAGGACTAGTGCGCTTAGGATTACCATCTTCATCTACCTCCTTCTTACTATAATTATATTCTTCTGGCTGCCAGCCCATGTCTTTTAGCCATTCTTTTACTTCTTTGTCTGAATTAAGATTGACTTTTCTAAATGTTATTCTGCAAAAAGCACCTCCTATTATATCCCGATTCCAATTTATCCCTTCTCTCTCTATCCAGTTCTCAAGTCTCACATGGAGCGTACCAGCTTTAGTAAAAGGATTCTGGAAGCCACTGCTATCAGCATTCTCATCTAACCTATCTTCTTTAATGATTGGTAATATAGGTAGAGAAGATTCTAGTACGTTATCTATCCAACGTATCCACTTAGTTAGTTGATGTATACTTTTCTCACATCTATCAATATCTAACTTCCAACCATGTTTCTCTTGTCTACTGATAACCCTCATGAAGTCATGTGTGAGCCACGCAGAACGGGGTGGAAAGTGAGTTCTGTTCCAACTGCCAAGTATGTGTTCATACAAAATATGTGTTATCTCTACATCCTCTACACATCTGTGCATCATAGCATCTGAGAATACAGACCAATCCTCATGCTCTACCTTCCCCCTACCCAGTGTATAACCCCATGATGCTAGACTATGTGAGCCACTAAGTTTCTTACCTGCCGCTTTATAGTCTTCTTTCATCTGTGCAGGTACTTGCCTATTCTTAAATATCTCTCTCGACATTAATACCGTATCAAGTATTTTACCCTTGTACTCATACCCGTATATCTTCTTGATTAGGGGTATATCATACCCTATACCGTGGTGCATGATGAGATACGTACACTTCTCTAACATCTTTAGGATGCTTTCTTTCTTTGTTAATCTGTACACCTTACCTGTATCTAAATCTTTAAATACAGCGCAGTGTATTGTATCAGCTTCTTCGTAAAGCCCATTCGCTTCTATGTCACATACTAATTTCATATACTCACCATTCAAACAGTTGTTGTGTATGTTATAAGTTTTTTAAAACTTTATTTAAATCTTTTTTTATCCTGAGTTCTACACCTTGTCTTGTGATACCTTCTTCCCTACTAACTTTCTTTATAATACTATCCTCATCTTTAGTTAGTTTCTGTTTACCTGCTTTCTCTAAGATATATTCTTGTGTTAAAGGTTGGAACATACTAAATACTTCCTCACAGTAAATTGATATTTCTTGCTGTGTCGTATACAGGTAATTTTCCCTTTCCATTTGCAGCCAATCCAACCAATCCTTATTCCTGTCATTGTAACTTCCAAGATTAATAGACAGTTGTAATGCAACTTTGTCTTTTGTCTTATATTTTAAAGCACAGAGAGACAACCAATTACCAAATAAAAGATGTATATACGTTGACTCTGCATAAGCATCATCGTACTTATAATTAGAATAGAAATATGCAGCAAAGTCTTGGAATTTTTCAGCCATTAAATCATCAGGTATCTTGGCTTTATGTAAAAGTCGATATACAAGTTTTTGTTTTTCATGTAAGTCAATCATCACTTTTGATCCTTTGGCTAACAAGAACGGGGTGCAAACTCAACAGCATCTCTCGTTAACCGCAACTCCTCGTAACATTCATCGAACCATTCTTGTAGTTCTTTATTTTCTTTCTCAAGCTCTACAATTTCAGCCATAAGAAAAGCGTTTGATATTTCTAGCATCTTAATTTTCTGTTTTTTGGTTGGCTTAGTCATCACTCTTGCTCCTTTGGGCGCATTATCAGTAAAGATACATTACCTTTAGTTATTGTTAGTGGCTCATTGTCATGTTTATCTAGTTGCATATCCATCGAAGCCAAAAAGTGTAGTGTTATTTGATTAAGGTATTCTGCCTCAGTCATGTTGTTTAGTTTGCAAATTTGAGCTATGTCAGTCATTCGCCTTGCTCCTTTTTCTTACTTAATAGTGTTTTAAATATCGCTTCTAAGGTCATTCCAATAATCACAACTATAAACGCAGTAAGGAATGGGCTGTCACTCATAAACTCAAAAATTGTCATTCGCCTTGCTCCTTTAGTGCTTTAGCTAGCCACGCTAAGTTATATGTAGACTTCACTGCTTCTATAAACTCCTCATTGAATGGCTTAATATTGTCGACAAAGTCGTGACATCCTTGTAGCCTAACAAGTTGGCTAACCTGTAACTCTGTTAAGTCCTCCCCCCATAGTCCATCCCTTATTAAATAAGCCACTGAGGACTCCCCCATACTATCAGCTTTGTGTGCTGTCTCATCATCCATCATGAAGCCTACAATGCAACATAAGCCCTCACTACTACGGTACATACAGCCACTAGTACCAAAATCGGTACTCTGTTCCCCTTGATCTAGCAGCTTATTAACTGCACTCATTACCATTATTTTAAATTCATTATCTTTCATCTTCTTGTTCCTCTAGTTTACCTGTATACGAATTCCAAAGTAAATCCACTTTGCCCACCGCATTATACTCTCGCTCTCTAATAACATGTAAGACTCTACGTCTATTCAAGTATTCGTGATTCTCCCCCTCTGTTAGCATCCAAGCTTGCATAGCGATGCCTACATCACAGGCTTGAAGCATAGCGCGTGAACCTTGAAAGTCATCCGCTGTTGCTACTCTACCTTCGCCCCAAGATAACCCATCTCTCACTGTTTTTAAATGACAGAATAAGAATACTGTATAGCCTAAGCTCTTTGCATCTTCAGCGACTTCTCTCGTCATTGAGTGAAGAAAACTGTCTCTCTCACTGCTACTCATGCCTGTACTAAGATTAGTAATGGGGTCGACAAAGAAGTATTTAATGCCTCGAAGTAAGTTAGCTTCCCGCATTAACTGTCTCACCTCCTCCCATCGCGGAGTTTGATTACGTTCTAACACAAAAAGTTTACCTGCTAAAAGAGCGGCTGCTTTATCTACTGATGGTTTATCTACCTCGACTTTTGGATCATAGAAAACTCTACCTACGGCTGCACCTGCCATACGTCGAAGCGTCCCCTCTTCGCTCTCTTCTGGCTTTATAGCAAAGATCGGCTCGTTGTGCTGTAGCATTATATGTGTTGCTATCTCATTCACTAACGTCGACTTCCCTGCTTTCTCAGGAGCAGCTATATATACAGTAGTTCCTAACCTAATTCCTCGCAACAGCTCAGTAAGTTTCTTGTAAGGAAAAGACAATCCAAATTCAGGTGCTTCTTTAACAATTTCAAAATCTTCTAACGTATATTCTTTTATACCTGATGAGAGAGGGACACCTGCATTGTAACAAGCACTGACCAACTCTTTCTCTTTGCCTTTTTTAATCATTTCATTAGCATCATTTTCAGAATACTTAGCTATTTTGACAAGATAATCTGCACGAAATAGACTACGAATACTCTTAACAGCACTCTCACCACTGCTATCAGCATCTGGGAGGTACACAACCTGCTTCCATTTATCTGTAATATCTTTCAAAATAGGCTGTAGTGATTTTACTACACTGCCACTGCCATTTTTTAAAGAGATAACTGCAACTTTCTGTTTCTTTTCTCTCATCCAAGCTGTATATACTGCTACCGCATCCTCCTCACCCTCGGTTATGTATAAAGAATAACCACCTTGCTCTAACGCTTCCTTCCAACCAAACGGCAAGCCAGCCCGTACCTGTCCCATAGCATAAAAACTCTTAGGCTGTTGTATACGCACCTTGTAAGCTATTGTTTCCCCTGCTTCATCACGCAATGGGTAGTATGTTTCTGATAATGTCCGACCATCTTGGGTGCTAACTCCATGAACTACACCAAAATGTCTGTAAGCACCAGCTTTTAAACCTCTTGTGACGTTATCCATAGCCTTTAAATTACTAACCCAGCTTATGTCATAGGGTTCTTTCTCTGTGTACGCTACATCGCTGTCAGGAGCCTCCGATAATGCCCTCTCGTTGAAGTAAGATTTACAACTGTGATGGAAACAGTAACCTGTCCTCACATCGTCTTCTTCCCACATATTTAGAGAGTCTTCATTGCCACATTTAGGGCAGTTTATTTTACCTACAAAAGTTCCGCTCATTTTAAACCCCTTCTATTACTTCGCAGTTAGTCTCAAACCAGACATGCGCACCACAGTTTAAAGGTTTATCAGGTCGATAAACAAAACGCCCTATCTCCTCACCATCTTTCATAAGTAAAGCTGTGTTTGTGTACATGCCGATTTTATATGTCTTACATGTGAGGACAGGATCTTGCGTACCATTCTTACGATTAGCCTTTATTACATGTTGATTAACATGAACTATAGTTTTCATCTCATTTTCTCCCAGTGTTTTTCCATGCTTTTAACATCAGCATAAGTTTTATTATTCCAGATATAAAAGCCATTACTGTATTTTATATTACCTCCGAACACAATGAGCTTGTTCAATAAAGTGTCGTTTTCTTTGTCTAATTTATTACGTGTGAATATCATAATCTACCCTTATTCTAAATGAGAACTATTCGCAACAGTCGTTCGTCCCGTTTTATCGGTGTTTCGTCGCATTTGAGGGTTGACACAGTTGCCTTGTCAGCCCTTTGTTTCTATGCTGTTGGTATGATTTTTTTCTTCTTTCTTGTTTCTTCTTTTTTTCAAGTTATCATATACACTCTATAACACTCCACATAATAATAATCATACTAATCATTAATACAACATGAATTAAAAGATCCTTTCCTTTTAACTCATCTTTAATATCTAACATCATAATAACGCTTATGACTGACAATGCTAGACATACATAAATCATTAAATCACTCATCCTCTTCACTCCAGTAATTCGTTGTTTCAACCCAGATGTACATCATAGGATTGTTTATTTTTAGCAGTGCTTCAATCTCTAATGCCTCGTTATTATCGTAGACATCAGACATAATACTTACATTACCTCTCTCATCTCTAGCTTTTACTGTATATTTTCTCATAATTTTAATTCCTGTAAATGTAGATCAATTTCATCTATTAGATTAGTCACACTTGAGTCTGATACAACATCTAGCCCTTCATTACCATTGCCATAGATAAGCCAGTAATACCCTAAGCTTTTTTTATCAGCATCATGGAAAAAGATGTAGTCATCTCCTGTAGTATCCAATGCCTCAAATATTTCATTGATGTCTGTAGAATAATCAAGCGTGTCTTCCTCCCCATCGTTAACGCTAACGAGTAGCCCCTTATCTAATGCATAAGACAGGATACTTAAAACTATTTTTCTCTCGTTTAATAACATAATTGTGCCTTTTAAAAATTCGCGTGAT